TCAAACTTGGCAACGGAAACACGGTGGTTACGACGGAGTAAAACAAATGTTGAATGGTTATGACCGCTATTATTCTGGAAAATCTAGGATGTCAAAGGAAGTATTGGCGGATTGGCTTCAAGCTCGGGAAGATGCTAATTCGCTCTGGCATACTGGAATGAAAGTTGGTGTAGCTTCGGTCGCTAGCTATTCTCCTAAGAAGTCTAACTCTGGGCTCCCCCATCTTGCAAATCGAATTGAAATCCTGCCAACTATAATCGAGGAGGCTGCTGCATTAGCATTTCATATCCAAAACTCACCTGAAAAGAGTTTCGAAGAATATCTCTCTCCGCCGGTTGTTCCTTTTATGAAGGGTATGCCTGCTCCAATTTGGAAAGGTATTAAAACCAGAGCCGTTTGGTGTTTTCCTGCTGCAATCACTGCTCTCGAGAACATGTTTGGTGGTCCATTGTATGCGCACCTGCTGCGTTATCGTGATACTTATAATCTCCCGCTCATGCACGGGGTTGGCGCCTTTAATAAAGCTAGAGGTTTGTGCCGATCTGTCGACGTAGGCCAGGGGCTTAGAGTAACTGATTACGTGAAAGGTGACCAGCAAATACCTCCGCACATGCTACGTGATGCTTTTGAGGACATGGGAAGACATCTCGATTTCAGACGCTACAAAGGAAGGACAGTCTCAGAAGAACAAGGAAGAAAGAATAAGAGGCTATTCGACTATGTTGCTTGGTATTTTATCAACACACCAATTGTGGTAGAAGATATACTTTATAGAAAGTCAGGAGGTATTCCATCAGGAAGTCTTTTCACTTTGCTTATTTGGAGTTTTGTTAATGTAAGAGTCAATTGTTATCTTACTCGGAATGTGGAGAAACGCTGTCTACAGAAAGGCGAGCTTGTCGTATGCGGAGATGATAATGCATCTATCGTCAAGACTCCTGGACTCAAAATGCGCGATTTTAACATTTCATCCGAGAAGATAGGTATCAAGTTTCATGCTTACCCGAAAAGTGGTTTCGAATATTGGCCGAATCATCAGAATCTTCAAACCCTTTCAACTAATTATTATGACCCAGCTGCTCTTGTTCGTAACGAAGACGATTTATTTGCCCGAATGATCTTTCCCCCAAAATGGATCCCCAATAGAGAAGAGAGTGTAGCACGTGTCTTCATGCTTACAATGTCTACTTGTAAAACCATGCCCCGTTTGGCCGCTTTTGCAAAATTCTATTTTCTTTGGAAGCCAGTTGATCTAAGAAGACCTATTTATACCGATAAGGATATCAATAAGTACTTCCGATATGTTTTGGACGTTCCATGGCTTATGTTTCCCCCAGTTTCAACTGTTTATGATGTAGCTAAGGTTTATTTCAATGATGTGAAATGGGCTTTATCTCTGATCTGTATCTGATCTTGAGAAGTTTTGTACCTGTTATCTGGACAAAAAAAAAAAAAAAAACACATTGTGGACACCCAGTTCAC